TCAAGGTCATCGATTCGACCAAGATTAATACTACCCAAATTGCAAACATCAGAATCATCTGCGCTGGTAACTTCTGTGCAAGCGTTTCTTAACGTTTCATTTTCTTTGTCAAAGAAGTTAAAGCTGAATCCTGGCTCACCTGTTTCCATGGCCTGGGCAACGTTCTTCTTAAAGACCTTTCCGAAATCACCGTCACGCCAGTAGTTTAAAAGCCATTCTGTGTCGTAGTTCACAGAAATATTTGTCATGTCTAGTGGAGCAGGAAAGTTAAAGTCTTGTGCTTTGACTTCACCAAGACTAACACCTGTATTACCAACTGGCATATCGTTCCAGTTTTTGCTTACCAGAAACTTGTCTATGTCACGATGCTGCCAATTTAGGCTAGCGTAGATGGCCGACCTACGACTACCGCCTTGCATTACCCTGCGCCCGATCTCGTTGATCATCTGCATCTTAGGGATAGGACCGCTGGCTGTACCTCCTGTTTTGTTAACGTGCGAACCCTCTGGCCTGTAGATGCTATAGTCAATGCCTATACCACCGCCGGTCATCAGACAAGACTCTGACTTCCAACTAAGATTAGCCCAGTCTTCTCTGGAATCTTCCTCTGCTTTTAGAAGATAACAGTTATTAAAATACTTATTAAGTCTACCAGCATAATATAAGTACCTCCCTCCTGGTATAAATTTCAGATCAGTAATCGCTTCGATCAAGTATTCTTGATCAGACTGCGGTAGTTCTGAGCCGCATACGTCAAGAACAAGAGTCTGGGCAAGGTCGGCCCAGGTCATGCAGTCTTCGTGTGCATACTTCTGTTTAAAAATGTCCTCGCTAAACTTAGAGCGGAACTGTGGGTTTTCGTTAGATTTGTAGCGCATACTGATCCACCGCAATGTGAAAGTTATCGATGTTCTCTGATATTTCCTTGTCAAGAATAAGCAAAAGCTCGTACTTGCTCATGCCAATATTTTCCAAGATTTCTTCTAGCTCGTACATTTCAGATATGTCCTGTAGGAGCTCTCTGGAAACGTACTCACGCATCTTTTTTTTCCTTTACATAAAACACCGGCCTACCGCTTTTAAACTTTAGATCAAGACCAATGTCTTCCCAGCAAGTCTTTTTGTGGCTACAGTACGAGCAGTTGATACCTAACTTGGCTTTGTTAGTAGACCGTTCTGTAACAGGCTCAAAAGTTCGCTCAGGCGGCTCTTCCAAAGCTATTGCTTTTTTTATTTCAGATATTTTTTCAGAGGTATCTTCTAAATCATGGTGAGTATAAGTTACCATATCACCACCGCTCTTGTCAAACGCTAAGAAAGTACCGCTGCTTTTGCCTAGTGCGTTAGCATAGCCGCTGATCTGACTAATGTAACCAAAAGGATCATCCCTGGGAAGCGTCTTGTCTTGGAACTTACGCATACCGTAGGAGCTAGTAGACTTAACGTCTACCAGTTCACCGTCAATAACAGCATCAATGTGTCCATCAATGTCATCAATGGTTATCTTTTTCTGCTGATCAGTAACCTCGTGACCAGCTTCCTTGGCGAGGAACAAGATCACGGCTTCTACAATGTCACCCATCAAAAACTTTATGCGGGTCTGTGGGCTGAAACCTTCCTCGTTCTCGTCGCCATTGATATCGTACCACAAAGACCTAGCACAAGGCTTGCCTATGTTCGACATACGCAAAGTACGTTTCTTGTCGCTTGTAGCTGACCAAAGTTGTTTACGCACTGAATCCATGATATTCGAAGCCATAGCAAACAAGTTTTCTTGGCTAGGTTGAGTAGTACCTTTGTCTAGTAGTTCGTAGATATCTTCTACAAGTGTATCAATTTTTGGCATTAACATACTCCATTCCAACTATATCTTTGTGAGATTTACGATCTCCGCGCACAACTGCGTAAATATGCGAAGTTTGATAACCATTTTCAGCACAGAAATCTTTAACAGTCTGGTTTTTAACGATGATGAACTTACCGTCTTTGAACGTTATTTTAAAAGCACCTTTGTAAGAATGGTTTTTAGTACCACTTACGCTTTTTATGTATTCCTTTGACGAGTAACTAGACACGGGGCGATAGAACCGTTTACCGCCAACGTTAGCATTGTAGTAATCATCTTGTTCCAGAACACCTTCAAAAATCTGCTGCTTGACCTCGTTGTAGTACAAGTCGCGTTTGTTTTTCCATAAGGACAAGATCAAAAACTCAAAGTTTTCTTTGCCTAGACCTTCTATGTCTGGTTTAAGATAATTACTACTGCTACAATACGTCTTCCAGTCACTTACTTTCACAGGCTTACCTTTTCTAAAGTTTTTGAGGTGCTTACAGCCTATGTACTTTTTACCGTTCAATTTGTTGGTAATACGGTAGACGAATCCGAAATAATCTTCAGGATCGAACTCGCCTACCTTATCGTCAAGTTCCCAGTGACCGTAGTCACGTTTAGGCACTAAAACTCACTTTCTTGAGAAGCCTCCAGGTCACCTTCAGGAGGAACCCACTCAACGACCTTTGTTAGAGTAACGTCCTTCATAAAAGTGCTGACACCTTTGCCATACTTGTTGTCATATGGCTTCTGAGTGACAGTAACGACACCCTCTGTACCCGTAGTCAGATACTTTGCTCCTGAGTACTCGTCACCGTTTTTGTCAAACACCTGTGGCTGAAAGTTGCTTTTAAGCGTAATGTACGCCTTGCCGTCGTAACGATCATCTTTCTGGTTAATCTTCAGACCAAGATTACGAGCGTTCTTAACTTGGTCACCTTCGAGTACAACCGAAACAGACCAGCGATCATACTTGTCTTTCTGGTCAAAGATTTTAGCATACTCAAGGTTACCAGAGATTTTAGCAAGTGTAGATTTCATTAGTGTACCTCGTTCCAATTTTGTCCAACGTTAATATCACAGTCTAACTGACAGCGTAGATTAAATTTATTGTTAACCTGTGATATACCTATATTAACACAATCTATAACACTGTCAAGCACTTTATGATCACATTCTACAATAATTTCATCGTGTACCATCGCAATAACATTAGCATCTAGTTTCCTTTTTTTCAAGTTCAAACCTACGTTCATAAACCAGTTTTTCATTAGTACCGCTGAACTACCCTGGATCAAAGTGTTCAAGCTTGCATGAGCGGAGCGTACTCTAAGTATCCTACCGTCTATGGCTATGAGCTTACCTTCACGCTCACCCTTTGAAATAACCGCATCGCTAAATCGTTTAAAAGCAGGTATCTTCTGAAAAAATCTATGCCTGAGTAAGGCTCCGTCATTGGCTGTTCCGTTTACAACCATCCCTAACTTACCGTCGCCAGCGCCATAGCACAGAGCATAAATAAACGTCTTAGCTTGGTCTCTGGTGGGCAACCCTGCCGCTTCCTGATTAGCGGTGTGTATGTCCCCTTCCAAGAGTTCCTTGATATAATCCTTATCTTTCATGTAGTGAGCCAGGACGCGAAGCTCTAGGCTTGCAGCATCAGAGCCTACAAGAACCCTGCCCTTGGGTGCAGACCAGAGTTTCCTGCACTGTTCTCCGTAAGGCTTACGACCCGAAGGAACCTGTTGCAAGTTAGGGTTAGAACAGGACATGCGGTTAGTGATAGCGCCAAGGCTGTGGTAATAGCAACGGACCCTGCTGTCTAAGTCGGATTCTTTGATCCACGATTTAATCATAGCTGCACGTTTTTGAAGCATAAAATTTTCTGCTAATATTTTAGCCTCTTTTAGGTCGCACTTTTCAAGCTCTACTTCATCTACCTTGGGCTTACCAGAGGGGGTAAACTTTACCGGCTTCCACCCCAGTTCAATCAACCGCTTGGCAATTTGATCACGGCTGTTAATATTAAATGGTATTTCCTTAACCTTTGTTTTTAGTTGAACAATCTCTGGCTTAAACACCCTGTCAATTTGTTGCCATATTTCGTTCTGTTTCTGTTCTATTTCTTCGAGCAGAGTCTTGGCATCGTTTAGTTCAAAGTGAAAGCCTGTCTGATAGACTTTGTTGATTAAACGCTGCATCATAAACTCACAGCGCAGCGACTCCTCAGAGAACTCTCTTAGCTCTTGCTGTAAGTGATGGTATATCAAGTTACATAAAACAACGTCCTGCTTACAGTACATGAGCATATGCTCGTTAAAGTATGCCCAGCACTCAGGCTGTTCCATCTTAGGTTTGCCCAAACGGTTGCCCCAAGACTCCAGGCTGTGGCCCTTCTCACGATCCGGCAAAGACAGTCTGGAGGCTATGAGCGTGTCGTACTGAGCGTCCAGGGGGATGTGTACGTTCCAGAGCTTGCTCAAGCAGGGAAAGTCGAACTGTATACCATTGTGTGCTACTACCCTTTGGTAGCCTTGTAGGTACTCAGTAAGACCTTCCCTGCTGGTAAACACCGCCTCGTTACCCTGGTAGTCCAGGCAAACAACGCAGTGTATCACAGTGGCATCTAGCCCGTCTGTTTCTATGTCAATTATTGTGTAGCGCATTCCAACTCTTTGGGAAATGTTCGACGCAGTTCTGTGCAATGGCTTCAGCAATTTGTCTGGTCTCTTGCTGAGTATCTTCTGCTAGTCTGAGAGAGCATACACGGGCAAAAGCATACAGAGAGCCGGTCCAGTACCACTGAGTAAACATGGACTGGGGTAGAAGCATCCTGGCTTGCTCTGGGCATACACCGTTGCTGATCATGTGCTTGTAACCGTCTAAACAATGTTTCATCACATCTGAATAAAGATAACACATTGTTTCATTGTTGTCAACTCGATCTTGACTAGAACCTTGTTTTGCACTGTCGGAGCGTTTGCGAAACGTTGTAGGGCTGTAGAACTCTGGTTCTTGGTCAACGTACCTTCTGCTAACTTCGTTCCAGGCTAAACCTACTTGATGCTTTGCTAGCTGCCTAGCAACAAACACAGGCGCAGTGATCCTAAACTGTAACTGAGGATGACTAAAAGGTGACCAGTGCTTGTGTTTGGCTAGGTAGTTAATTAATTTCTCGTCTTTGTCGGACAAGTACTCAAAAGCTTTATCTTCCCATTCACTTTTGTTATTAAAGGAAACCCTAGCTGCGTTAACAACCGTAAGGTCACTGCCCATGACATCCAGAAGATCAACCTGCATCTATTTTATCCTTTTTACGATTATAAACTTTAGCTGAAGGGATAATTTTTTGTTGGAACAGCTTTGACTCTAGTACTTTGGCAGTGGCACTTCGCCTTCTGGATTGTTTAACCGTGTCTCTACGTTTCATCAGAACTCCTCCTTTAGCAACTCCAGGCGTCCGTTAAGCTTATTATAAAACAACCTGTCGCAAACACCAGTGTCACCAGTGTAGCGGCACTTCAGAACACGCAACGTTGTGGTGTTAGCTTCGATACTGTCCTCTGACTGCGTGTCGCGCTCCAGTGCTACAACAGTGTCACTGATCTGACTGATCCCGTGCGATCCTCTGAGGTGAGACAAGTTAATTTCTGCCCCGTCCTCGTGCGACCTGTCGGAACCTAATCGACGCAAGTGAGTGACGAGGTGTATAGCACAGCCGGTTTCCTCTGTCAACTGCCTGAGCATGGTCATGGCTCTGTCAATAGCCCTGCGCTCGTCAGATACGTCCAGTCCTGAAACAAGAATGCTCAAGTGATCGATGAAGATGATCTCGCAATCCATTGCAACAACCATGTATCTTACGCTGTCCATCAGGTCATCGATGTCCATCGACCCAAAATGGTCGTACAAGTAAACACGATCTGTTCCCAAAGTATTGTCGAAAAATACTTTGATCTCTTCTTTACTATACTTGTCGAATACTTCGTTTAAGTGCAATCGGTCGTTGGCTTCAATGGCCATTATGCCACGCTTGGTACGTTGATTGGACTCTTCCAGGGCAATGATACCTATCTTTTTATCTGTTTCCTTCAGATAAAAATGCTCAAGTTCACGCATAAAACTAGACTTACCAACGCCAGTGCCAGCAGCCCAGGTTATGATCTCCCTGGACCTGATGCCCATAGTGCGCTCTTCTAGTTTCTGCCAGGGGAAAGGAATGCTCCTGATGCTTTGATCTTCCCACAGGCTTTCAAAGTTGTCTGCGGCGTTTTCTATGCCGTTGGGCTTGAACACTTCGGCGTTTTTAAGTTTGCTCAGGAAAGCCTCAGTCATGCCCTTGGTGGTGTACTCACAAGCATCCTTCAGGTCTAGGTGAACGATCCTGGCCTTGCCGGGGCTTATCAGCCTAGCTATGGAATGAGCGGCGTTGCGCCCAGGCTCGTCAGAGTCGAAGCAGATAAAAACACGGTCAAAACCTTCTATTAGCTCCAGGTTTTCTTTTATGTCACGTTCTGCGCTCCCGGCCCCGCTCTTGATAGACAAGGCGGTGTGCCTAGCAGACCTCAGGTCCATGTTGTCCATGCTTATCCTGTTTGCCATCTGGAACGCAGCCATGGCGTCGGCTTCGCCTTCGGTTAGTATCAGGGTGCTAGACAGCTCCCTGTTAGTGTCTTTGACCATTGTCTGGACACCAAACAGCCCTGCACCAGCCATGTCACCTTCTGTGAAGTACTTACGATCCTCAGACTTAGACTTGGTGGCAATCTTCAGGCCATCGTTGGTAAAGTAGGGGAAGCGTACCCAGTTGGATTCTACTTGGACATCGTAGAAAGCAGCGACTGAAGGAAAAATATTCCGTTCCGCCCATTGCTGGATAGGCTTAGGCATTTTAACTACATTCTCCATATCGGTTCCCGTCCATTTGTAACAGCTAAAACAATAGGTGTGGTCTGGGTAGACTGCGAGAGCATCGCTGCTCCCACAATCTTCGCAAGGTTGGCTATGTTCTAGCGTTTCGCTCATAACTTCTCTGCCAGTTCACAAGACGCACCAGAGTAACCTCCCTGGTCTACATAGTTATCATAGTGCTTCGGCGATTTGATAGAACGTGCTACTTTCAGCAGAACCATCATCTGAGATACTTCAAGAGCGTTAATATCGATTGACAAATAGGCCGACCAAAATTGGGCAATCTTGCTGAAGTTTTCTGTAAGATCACCATACTGCTCGTTCCTTGTATTAGAGATACAATCAAGGGCGGCTTCTAGGCACTCTTCGCGGTTCATCTGCGTCCCTCCGCAATTGAAAGCAGGGCCATCAGTACCAGAACTATTCTACTCATGATCATCGTCTTCGATCTCCTCATCAAATACTTTTGCAATTTCCTGTGTACACTCTTGGCACAAGTCTATCTTACAGCCTATGGGCAAGAGTGCATCGCATATTACGCAGCGCACTAGTCCGTCTCTTCGATCTGTTTTCTAATGTGGATCAGCCGCCACATACAGTCCATTAGCTTTCTGTAGTCCGACATCCACATATCACCGTCGCAATCGCTCAGGGTGCTGCAAATTGAACTAATATCTTTCTCTATTTCCAAGATGATCTCTTCAGCCGTTAAAGAGCTTGTTCCGTAGTCGTATTTCATTGCTGATTTTGCCATTTATCCTTGTCCTCTGTATTTTTTAAAATTTCTGCGAGTGTGTTTGTTCTTTGGCCGTGTTCTCACACTGTTGCCAATCGAGGTTCGTTTTTTTACCCTGTGCAGAGAAGGGTCATAGTGCTGGGTTTTCTTTGCCATGTTGGCTTCCTTCTGGGTCATGGTCGTAAAGATACTGCATGGCAGCAGACTGTTTGTCGAACTTTGAGCTTATTTG